AAATCAAATCCCGATCGGGTTCCCAACTAATAGCAAAGATATAACCGGCAAAACTATCCGAGTCGGCGATAAAGTAGTGTATAGCTTCAAAGGCGAATCGAACGGCTATTTTATAGTTGTATTCGAAAATAACGCTTTCCGGAAGTCTTACCCAACTTGGGATCAGGAAAACGAAAAACCATTATTGGAATACGGAGAACGAGCTGAAGCAATGAAACTTAAAATTGTATAATACATGGAATCAAAATTTTTACACAATCACCCTCAAAAAGAAAAAACACTCGGGCTTGATGAAAACCACGTAATTGTTGATCGGGAAGACTGGGAGCAGGCAAAGCAGATTATCAAGACTAATAAACGTATCGGAATCATTGGAGGTGGATTTCAAGGTTTTATTTGCGGAATAGATGAAGCTAAAAGTATAGTGGGCTATCATATTGCACGCGAAAATTTAATTGTTGCTCCTGGAATTCCTAACCATGATGTATGGTATGAAAAGGAAGAAATCGAATTGAAAGATCAACTAAAGAAATTAGGACGTGAAGAGTTTGCAAGAGAATACCTTTTTGATTTCGAAAACGAGAGAGTTGTAAATAAACAAGAATTATTAAATTCATTTGAAAGGATGAATGAACAAATGATACTATCAGCTGAAAATCTTGATGCATTATCCGAAAACATTAAAGCTTACGATCGAGAGAATAACCCGAAGAAAAAACACAAAGGGCATGAGCGCCCATACAAATTTCACAGATAAACTGAACTGAATTTTTAATACAAACAACAACTACCTAACATTGCACCATTATGAGCGACAATACAATCATACTTCTAGTTCCAGCATATTTACAACAATGGATGTACCACGACTTCGGAAATCCGGTTGAACTTATTCGTGATGGTCCTGAAAGCCGAATACTGAACGAGCTTTTGAGGAAAACACCCGAAAAAGAAATCGACGAACAAATTCCACAACAGGATGAAGAGTCGGGAGAGGAACTGGTGGAGGTTGCCATAAGAGTTCCATGGTTCAAGAGTAAAGATTTTAGAGTTTACAATTATCTTTCGTCGCATGGAAAAACAGCAATGGTTGATAGTTTCAAAACACTTTTTAAAAAGGATCTGATCCTTTCGGTTGGAGTTTTGAAAAAAATAAATTGTAAACAGGTAACGTTAATTTACGATTACATGGATAATCACGGAATAAGTGACGATCACTGGGATTCTGTTAAGCAAATTTACTACAGAAATAAAAAACGCTATCTAACGAAAAATAACGTTAAAGTTTAGTTTTTTTCTTTCGACTTCGACCCCCGATTTGTCACTAAAATATAATTTATAGAAAACAAAATATTTGGCTAATATGTCTAATAATAAAACACTTCCGTCTATTTTATATGTCGAATTTCTTCCGGCTGAAGAAATGACATTGACGCCTAAAAAATGGCTTTCGCCAGGTGATGCAATTTCGGCACTTGGAGCATGGGAAAAATTAAATTTAACCGAGCCCGCAAGTTGCAACATAACTCCGGAACGTACCCCCAACGGATTAGTTTACACTACAAAAATTGGTGGGGTAATTATTGACGAAAATAATTCAGAACTTCAGCACCAACTCCAAACCAACTTTCACGCTTATCGACTAACGGATGTTTACAAAAACAAATACCTGGTAGGTACAGACAAAAAACCATTTCCCGAAATCAGTTTTTCGCCCGTAAACGATGCAAGTCCTTCGGGAGTAAGAGCCGTAAACTTCGAAATAACGTGGGTTTCATACCTTCCACCTATCGATATTATCTCTTTATAGTCTTTTTTTCCTTCCTCATTAAGCCGTAAAGTTGCAGTGTATTTAAACACACTGCAACTTTTTTTTATGGCTAAAACTACCTATAACATTGACATTGACGGAGCTATCGGAGAATATTATTACTCCAAAGGTTACGTAAAATACATGCTTGGTCAAACAAAAGACCCGCTTGTAAAAGTCCGCATGAGTAGCCTTGGCGGTTCGCTCGATCATGGACTAGGCATTAAAGACCGGTTCCAGGAACACGGAAACGTAAAGGTCGACATGTACGGTTTCAACGCTTCAGCTGCTACACTGGCTGCACTTGGAGCTAAAACTACCGAGATTTCGAGCTCCGGATTTTACCTTATCCACAAAGTGATGAATTGGATTGATGTTTACGGATCCAAAAACGCTGACGAACTGGCCGCCATTATTGCCGACCTGGAAGCCAACAAAAAGGATAACGAAAAAATGGATATCGTCATCGCTCAGCTGTACGCCGAAAAAACGGGTAAACCTATCAATGACCTCATCGACCTGATGAAAGTTGGCGGATGGCTTACTGCTCAGGAAGCACTCGAATGGGGTTTTGTGGATGGAATAATCAAAACCAACGAGAAAACCAATTTCGTAAACATGCAGGACAAATTCAATGCCATGGGCTTGCCTACCAACCGCATCGTAACAGAACATTTATTTAATCACAGCAATAAAAATAACCCAATGAAAAAACAACCCATTAAAATCAATGCGGTTCTTGGCGTGCCATCGCTTGAGAGTACCGAAGAAGATGGCGTGTTTCTGAACGAAACCCAAATCGAGGCTATCGAAGCCAAATTGAGCGATTTTGACGGAAAGGTAAATACCCTTACCACCGAAAAAACAAACGCTGAAACCCGTGCAACTGATGCTGAAGCAAAAGAAGCAACTGCTAACGCAACTATCGTTACCAAAGACACTGAAATTGCAAATCTGAAAACTCAGGTTGAGAATTTGAAAGGTGGAGCTGGAGACAAAACCAAGGAATTGGACAAAGAAACGGACGACAAAGGCGGCGAAAAAGAGGATCCATTCCTCAATAGCGTCAAAAACGCTCGTAAACTATTCAACGAGCTACCTGACTAAGAATTATTCATTTTAAAAAATTTACATAATATGTCAAATCAAGTTGTTATTACTCCGGTTGAATTAGCTGCATCGGCTAAGAAATACCGCAAAGACTTGTTGATGATGCCAGTCATTGGAATGGAATCATCAATTAAGCACATGACTCTACGCACCGGCATTCGGGGTGAAGAAGTTGTTGGCGAGTTGGACGGAACTATCGAGGTAGGTCCTTACAGCGAAAGTCGCACCGATACCGATGATGTGAACATTAAAGGTCGCACATTGACCACTTATCGTGGTTCGGTTATTAAAAAATTCTCTCCTAACTCAGTGGCCGACTCCATATATGGCTCAGCTGTATTGAGTGGCGAAGGATTGAAAAGTACTGATATCACCCTCAAGGTGGTTGCTTTCTTAGCTAAGAAAGTTTCTAAGGCATTCAACAAAAGTTTGTGGGGTGCAGTTCGTAATGCTGGCGGTTCTACCACTGCCGATTTGTACAATGGTTTTGATACAATTACAGCTACCGAAATCACAGCAGGAAATATTACAGTTGCCAAAGCCAACCGTTACGATTTTGATGCTGCTATTACTGATAATAATGCCGTTAGACTTTTGAAAAAATTCCATCAATCGGCTAGCGATGAGTTGCAAGGTGAAAACTGTAAAATGTTTATCTCTAAATCGATTTACAACTCTTATTGTACCGATTATCAACAACTGAATGGAGCGCTTCCTTACAACAAGGAATTCAAAAAAACCTATTTGGAAGGGTCTGATGACTGTTGTGAGTTAGTTCCACTACCTAACAAAAAAGCATCTCCTTTCATTCACATGACCACTCAGGGCAATATGTTGATAGGGGTTGATCAAATGAGTCAGGAAGAAACGATCACTGTTGAAAAACACCATCCTTTAATCTTAGATTTTGTAATGGTAATGTACTTCGGTACCCAGTTCGAAAGCATCAGTCCTGAGCGTCTGTTGGTAGGTAAATTATTCGCAGCGTAGTTATTCATTCACGTAAATAAATAGGAGAAAATAATTATGGGCGAAATTAAATATAAGGATCTCGATTGGACCGAAGGAAGAGTAAACCTTCCAGGTATCAAAAGAGACGTATATCGTATTGCAAAACGCGATATTGTTGGCTGGCCAACATTGCCTGCTGATTTTGTGACATCGATGGGCGAATTGGTTACTTACGTTGGTGATTTTACATTAGCTGCTTTGGCAAAATGGCAAAAAATCAGTGCGCTGGTTGACAAATCACCGGTAGATGGAAAAAGCCAGGGCTCTAAACCAAGCAAAACATTTATCAACTCGTTGACAATTCAACACCAATCGGTGGACGAAGATGCTTCAGGACATGCAAAGCAAGCCAACAACGATGATTCTGTTTACCTGGTACAAACCAAAGGAGGCAAGTGGAGAGTATTTGGAAACGACATGTATCAAACTGATACAAGTTTCGACCAAAAACTTGGAGGCGCACCAACGGATGAAATGGGTACAACAATGACCATTACGGTTACCGACTTGGCACCGGGCTTATTTTACACCGGAGAAATTGTTACCGAAGCCGGTATAATTAATCCAGGAGTGTAAGCTATCCACACCGAAAATTTTTCACACCCTCGTAATTCAGTTTACGAGGGTGTTTTGTTTAAGCCCCCTTCAGTGGGTTTGGGGTCTGTCTTTTTTGTGTAATTACATCCTTTTTACTTTTGAATTCAATAATTTATAAAAACATAAATCCACAAAATCATGAGTAAACTAAATGAGTTTGAAGTACAAGTACACGAATGGCTAAGTACACCGGCTTCGGAACGAGACTTAGAACTTGGCGCAAAATTATTGCTCCAAATTTCGAAAAATCAGATCCTGCACAGAAATGTGATCCGACAATCAAATTTTGACAAAATCGAATTTGTATTGTCTACTTATCTTGGAGATAAAGCCAAAGATATTGTCGTAGAAACGAAAGAGGTAGATAAACAAACCATTGTTTTCGAAAAGAAATTCAATGAAATTACCGCCAAAATTGAGGGTAAAGGTAAACGTGAAGATCATGAACAATTACCCGAATTTATACAGGCAATTCCAGAAGCAAACACAGGTATTTACCAAAAAATGCGCTCACTTCAGGAACGATTGAAAATTCTTAGTTCCGGAACTTCAACCATGGCCGATCGCCTTCCATTTATCACTGAGTTGATGGAGCTTGACAGAACATTAATTGCCAACTGGGAAACCTACGATACATTCGACTTATTGAAATATGTAACTAAACCTTCCGGCGTTGCACTTGATATCAAGCAAATTCAAGCCGCACGAACTTTCATTAGTCGTGCAGCTGCAAAAAAAGAATTGACCGAAAAAGCCCTGGAAGAAACTCAAAATCGCTACAACGATTTGATTCTCGACGGCCAAACCGTTTCTCCTGAAATCACTGATAAACTCAAAGCATTGGGTGTGATAGTTATGGAAGTAAAAGAAACTGAAGAAATTCCACCGGTGGTTGAAGATTTACCTGCAGGTGGAAATACTGAAGTAACTCCAGCTGCTGCAGTAACTGAAACTACCAACACCGATTCTTCGGCAGAGAATATTGAAACTCCGGAAGAAAATGTAATCAGCCAAATTAAAACGCTCTTGAAAAATGACATTGAAAAAGAAATTGTGATTTCAACAATTGTTTCGTTGGGTAAATTCGGAGAACTGGAGCTTACTCCTGAGATAGTAGAAGACTTATACAATAAGGCAGTTTCACAGGAAATTGAAGAAGAAGTTGAATAAAATCAACTCCATATTGAAACCATTAAGCCCTGAGTATATCGGGGCTTATTTGGATTCAGGCGTACAGCTGTATGATTTACTTGAGTGGTTACTCAAGCAAACCGGACCGGCCGAAATAACAGTAATTACATTCTCTATTTCGGAGGAATTTATTCGAAAGGTACACATGTTCCGGAAGATGGGATTAATAGCCAAAATTACCGTGCTATTAGATTTCAAAGCCATTCAGAAAACGGAGAACCTGATACGCTTTGCCGAAAATACATTTGATGAAATCTACTATGCCAAAACACACGCAAAAATTATCCTGGTCAAATCAAGCAAGTACCAGGTATGTGTAATAGGAAGTCAAAACGCTACCCGTGGAAACCGCGAAGAATGCGAGCTCGTAACTACCAATGCCATTATCTACGAAAATTTATCAGAATCAGTTAACCGATTGAAACAAAATGCAGTACACAAAAGAACACTTAATTAAAATTGGTGAGTTCGCAGGATTACTAATGACAATCACCGATATCGCCATACTGATGGATTTCGATGAGGATGAACTAAGATTATTGATCCAGGATAAAAGCCACGAAGTTTCAAAAGTTTATCACCTACACAAAACACAAACTATCCTATCACTTCGCCGGCAGGAAATTGAACTGGGGAAAGCTGGATCTACAATTGGAATTGAGTTGACACAAAAATACATGCTTGAGCAAACATTAAACGAAAATGGCTAAACGAGACACTTACGATATCTGTGTGCAGCACCTTTACGATGACGTCGATAAACTGTCACACTTACCACAACAGCAGCGTGATAAGTTGCTACGCATTCGTTCAGGCTATACCATAATGAACGAATTCCCGTCGAAAAAAGACCGGGAAATAATTCAACACCTACAAAATCAGTTTGGAATTGAGCGCAGCGCAGCGTATGAGGATTTGCGATTGATCAAAGATTTATTAGGGTCAATCAACCGACAATCAAAAGACTGGCACCGATTCAAGTTCAACAACATGATTCAGAAAGCATATGAAATGGCTGAACTGAAGAATGACCCTGATAGCATGGTGAAAGCTTCCAACACTTACGGAAAATACAATCAGCTTGATAAGGAAGATGCAGAGCGCATACCATGGGAAGAAATCATTCCACAATTGTATGAGCCAACCGATGACCCTACAGTTCTTGGAATCAAACGAGTTCCAAATATCAGGGAGAAAATTGCAGCTATGAAAAACAAATATATGGGTGATATAGAAGATGTCACTTATGAAGAAATGGACCTACGAGAATTAGAAAAATATGCCAATCAGTAAGGAAATCAAGCAAATATATTTCAATGACTGCCAACGCAAAGTAATGCTTCGGGGATGCAAAACTACAGTCGTGATTGGCGGCCGTCGTCTCGGGAAATCTCACGGAATTGCACAGCCTTACCTTCAGCGCAATATGCAACGAATGCCGCGCGGTACCCATGGCATCATTGCCGGTACATTTCAACAGGCAAATACCCGTACATTGCCAGGAACATTGGAAGGGTTTGACAATATCGGATTTAAACGCAATGTTCATTATGTAATTGGTAGAAAGCCCGAAAAATCACTAAAATTCGAGAAGCCACGATTAGAACCGGCTAACTACGATCATTGCATCACCTGGTACAATGGAAGCATTATGCCAATCATTTCTCAGGATGTTCCCGGATCATCAAACTCCATGACGTTTGACTCTATTCTTTGCGACGAAGCCAAGTTCCTGGACTTCGAAAAATTGAATAATGAAACCATTCCGGCCAATGGGGGAACTAAAGCGCACTTTGGCCATTTACCATGGCACCATTCAATGATGATTATATCCGATATGCCAACCACCAAGAAAGGTAGTTGGTTCTTAGGATATGAGGAAAAATGCGATACAGAACTAATTGAGCACATTGATGGACTCATTTACGAAAAGTGGAGAATACTTCAAAAGATTAAAGAATTTCAAGCCAAAGGAATACAGCCAAAATCATATCTGTTTGATTATTACAAAACCCTTTGTCGTGACTTAGCTCAATTACAAAGCGTTGCAGTCGATTACAATGTATTTAGTTCAATTGAAAATCTGTTGGTATTAGGCGATTCTTATATCAAACAGATGAAGCGTGATTTACCACCATTGATATTTCAAACGTCAATACTTTGTAAACGTGTTGGCTTACTCAAGGATGGGTTTTACAACAACCTGAAGGAATCAATGCACTATTACACTGATTATGATAATTCTTACTTACTGAACCTTGAGTATGACTTTACAAAAACAAAAGACTTATCATGCCTTCAGGATGGCGATTTAGACCGAAATAAGCCCATTTGTATTTCAATGGACTACAATGCCAATATCAATTGGATAGTGGCAGGACAACGCTCAGGAATCAAACTGAAGGTGTTGAATTCTTTCTTTGTAAAGTATGATCGTAAATTGGTAGAGTTGGTCAATGACTTTTGCCATTACTACAGGGATCAGCAATGCAAAGAAGTAATCTATTACTATGATAACACAGCACTTGGTAGCAATTATGCAGTGAATGACAGTGACTTTGCCACTGTTGTAATGGACACCTTCAGGCGTAACAAGTGGCATGCTACCGGCATACACATTGGCAATCCACTTAATCACATGGATAAGCACCTTCTTATCAACATGGGATTGAAAGGACAGAAAGGTTTGTTCCCCATGTTCAACAAGAGCAATAACGAAGCTCTGTTGCTTGCTATGGAACAAACAGGAATCTATCAGGGTCCTGAAGGGTTCAAGAAAGATAAGCGCGGAGAGAAGCTCGCAGAGAGTGACGAAGACTTACGAGAACACAGAACCGATGCTACTGATGCATTCGACAGCTTGTACATTGGCATGAACAACTTCCCAGTTGAATCCTCATTCAACTCAAGTATGGTGAGCGACTTCGTATAGTCGCTCACTTCATTTCATTCAACACACCTTTAAGGCTTCCAAAACACAATGTACCATTGATTTTTGTAGGAAGCATAATGTCATTACACAAAAAATTTATCGAATAGCTAAATTTTAAGAGTAATGGCCGTATTACCGTGCATTTTCACAATTTCCCGCCGTTTTATTAACGTATATTAGCATATAACACGCTTTTCCAAGGGTGTAATGACAAGTGACCGAGAGGGCGGGGCGGGGTCTATCGACTCAAACAAACTTTAAATAAAAGTTTGCAAAGGCGTTTGTGGCTGATTTTCAGTGTTATTTGATGCTGAAAGGCGGAAAATGGCAAAAAATGACGAAAGAATTACGGCTTTTATAGGTTGTAACTGTGTGCATTTAAACCATTTAGATGTAAATGAAAATAGTAACTAAATCACCGGTGATTATTTTTACTGTTTGGACGAAGCAAAGCGGGGAATTTCCGATCTAAAAGTATATCTCTGTATCATATTTTTTATTTTATATATTATTATATTACACATTATCATAACGTTATATGTAATATTAAGAAAAAGATATAAAAAAGAGTGCAAAATAAAAAATAAGCTTACTACTTTACTACCTTACTATTATGATATGCAATTAATTGAATTATAGAATAATAAAGGTAGTAACCTTATGATTTTTATGTTTTGAATAACGTTACTACTAATTACTACCAAAATAACGTTACTACTTAATTTTGTTTTTAAGTTGCTGATATTTAAATATTTATTGGTAGTAGTATGGTAGTACGTCATTTTAAAAAAATATTTTTTTGAAAAATGCAGTTTTTTGAATCAATATTCTGTTTATCAGTCGATTAAATTAATGTTTTTTAATACAATCATGTTTTTAGATTATATTTTTGCTTCATAAAAGTTTTGTAATTGATTGTTTTCGGAAAAATGAGTTAAGAGTTAGAAAAGTTTTTTCGGTTGGTTGGATTTGATTTATTCTAGATTTATGTGTGTGTTTGATATTGGGATGTTGAAAGTTAGATTTAATCAGTTGATTAATAGGTGTTTAGTGTTGTGTATGTCGCTAAATTGTAGTAATTTAGCGTAGCGAAAAGGGGAAATCGAGCCTCCCCGACGAATAAACTTTTTATTAATTTACAAAAACAAAATTTTATGAAAAACAATTTGAAAGTAGTTGAACCAACTAACGAGACAGTAGAGAACGTAACATCGAAACTTGAAGCCCAACTTCAAGAAATTACACACAAAAAAAGGTTAGCCGATAATCGGGCTGTTTTCCTTTTGAAAAATTCATCGCTAGAGGAATTTAAAAAACAGATTGACCAGGAGATTAATTCGGGCAATTTTGAATCAACAAAATTTAAGTTGACATTCACGACTAATGGGGGGTATCGTGATGATGAAAAATTTACAATTTCAAATACAGATTTGATTTTGTTCTTTATCATGGGCT